AAAAATACCACCGGAGTTTTGTTCCAGTTTAAATATTTTAAAACTTGTTTTACCAACTTGCGTGTCTTCGTAAAAAGTGCCAGTAATAAAAACAACATTTACATCCGCAGTAAATCTTGTTGCTCTAACTGTAAATTTATATTCTTCTGTTACTGCCGGCTGGTACGGCACTCTACCTGCTAATTCTCCTGTGTTTTGATCTAGAGCAAGCCCGGGAGGTAATCTACTTAGACTTCCGTCGTCATTAAAATCTTCTAGAGTAAAAATAATTTTACCTAATAAGTTTTCTGTGTCTAACACATCTAAAAAAAGTGTGATATAGTTATTTGCTCTTCTAAAACCTAAATTACCCGGAGTTAACCAAATTGGCGTTCTTACATACGTGTTATCAGCTTTAAAGATTCCGTCTGCACTTGTCATAATAGTGTTATCGGATCTTAAGAAATCATCACCTACTAGATATATTCTAAACTTTCTGTCAACTATAGTTTCGCCATCAGTAACAGAAACAATAAACTGATAAAATCTATTAAGTTTTCTTGGAGATCTAGTTGGAATGCTTAAATCATAAAATGTGCTGTCGTAATAAAAACTAGAAAATCCGTTAGCAGGTAAAATTCCAAAATCAAAAGGATAACCAGAATAGCCATTAGTGTCGTAATGTCCTGATCCTGATCCTCTATCTAAAGATATCAGTGGCTCTGTTACCCCTACAATTCTTCCGTCTGAAGTTAATTGAAGCCCCGGTGGCAAAACACCGTTTCCTGGCTTAATAAAAAATTCTAATTGGTCGCCTGCTGCAATGTCTGTGTCAATAACTTCTAATTGAAAATCTACAGGAGCTGTGTCTAAAACAAAAAATGTATCATTTGGCCCTATGGCTAAAAGATCTTCTGGAGTTAACCAAACAGGATTGTCTGGGCCTTCTATTGTTATTCTAAAAGTTCTATCTTCAAAATAAAAAGATCCTGACGAGTCTTCATTTAAACTAGCCCTAATTACAAAAGTAAAAACTTTAGTTCGCTGAACTTCAAAAGGAGTACCAACAAGATTAAGACCTTCTATTCTTATTCCTGGAGGCAATTCGCCGCTTATTCTGGTCAGTGTGAGATTATCGTAAGAACTTGATATAGGTAAAGGTATAGTTGTTGTTGACCTTTCATTTAGTGTTCCTAGCGATGTACCCGAAAACGCTGTCCATAATGCTGCCATATTAAAGTGATCCTAGATCTAAATCAAGTTCTACAGGAGAAGCTATCGTACCTAAATCGATATCTGTTGTAGCAATTAAATAATCAATCCAATTTGTTATTGTTGATGTGAACCCTCCAAAATCTAAACTTTCAAAATATGGAGTAATAGTCCTTATGTCCGTTCCGTATACTGTTCCGTCAAGTGGTCCTATGAAATTTGTAGAGGTTATTTGACCTGCATTAATTGTGCCGGTCATTTGTATATTTTCGACATTTACTATAGAATTACCATTTGCGTCTAAGGTAGTTGTTAGTCGAGGACTATGATCAGTAAAAAGACTGGTTACTGCATTTATTGTTATAGTGCGTGTTATAGGATCAGCTTCTGTAGAAACTAAATCCCCGCCATAAAATCTAATACTCTGTCCATCTTCTAAAACAACAGATCCCGAGTCAGACAACACTGTTAATTCTTGCAGTCCTCCTGTTGCACTAAAAGTCAAACTGTTAGTGCCAGAATCTATAGTAACATTGTCTCCTGCAATTATTTTTTTAAATTCTAAATCAAAGCCAGTTTTTTGTTTAAAAAGACCTTCCCCGAAGTCACCTAAATTGCTAGCAGTAGTTGCTTCTGGTTGTCTTAGGTCTAACTCTTCAAAGTTTTGATTTACTTTAATAAATGCTTCACGTAAATCGTCGCCTGTACCGTCGTTTGCGATTGTTCCTATATTAATTAATGAAACTGCCATTTTTTATCCTCACACTAAATTGACCCAACTGCCGTTTTCGTAACCTTGGAATTTGTTATCTGTACTGTTGTAGATTATATCACCATTTGCTGCACCTAAATTATTTCTTTCTGTAGTAGTTAAAGAACCTAAACGCAGAACAGCTCCCGAAACTATTACTCCGTCTGCTGTATCTAGTGTTAAAGTGCTAGCACTGGTGATAGTTGCTGCTCCTAAAGATGTACTTGTTAACCCGCTAGTTGATATAGCACCTACAGTAAGTGTATTAGAAGTAGTAGCTCCTCTGCTTGTAATAGAATCTAATGTAGAATTATTTGTAATTAAAATATTGCCATCTGCATCTGAAGCGGTGCTAATATCGCCTGTGCCGCCAATTTGTATTGTTGATCCTGGAAGCACTGTTCTTACAGTGGAGTCGTCTCCGGTAATATCAAATAGTTCAGATATTCCTTCCGCTGCAACTGTACCAGGCCTCCATTCTCCTGTGCTAGAATTATAGACTAGCGCCTGGCCGTTAGTTACTCCGGTTGTTTCTACATCACTCAAGTCACTTAAACTTTCTAAATTTAAATTCGTAATGTATCCTACGTCATTAGCAAACTCGCTTAAACTTGTAGGAAGAATTGGTGTAAGGCTTATTGAGTTGCCATTTGAAATACTTAAAGTGTTGCCTACTAATCCTAATGTTTGAGAATCTGTTTCTACAGTAAGGTATCCAGCATCGTTTACTAATTCACTAACATTGACAGGAATGCTAGGTGTGTTAATTAAATCGTTATAATCTCCACTAAAACCTACTTCAGTTATATCTACACCACTAAGAGTAACATTAGTTGCCTCAATAGTACCAGTAGACGTAATACTGCCTACTCCTACAATATTAGAACCTGTAAGATCTAAATTGTCACCACTAGGTAATTCTTCAATTTGTTTATCTGTAGTGTTTAGTGTTAATGGAAATCTATTCGCCATGCTTTAATTCCTATCGTTATACATATTTATCGTATTATAAATTTGCCAATACCCATGCTTTAAAAGCAGCATAGTCGCCGGCTGCATCCTGCAATGCTGTTTTTAAATCAGCAATCTTAACGTACCCTGGTATTTCTCCATTTACACCGTCTACTAATAGTGTGCTATCGTCAGCAAATACACTACCATTTACATCGCCTGTAACATTACCTGAAACGTTACCAGTTACATCGCCAGTTACACCTTCTGCTGCTACAATATTTCTATTTGCATTAATTACTTGCCCCGCGCCTGCAGAAAGATCTAAATTTGCTGATGCTACAATTTGAATAGGTCCTGGACCAGTAGAGCCACCATTTGCAATAGTTAGAAATCCATCATATGCTGCCATCCAATTTTGGTTTCTGAGTGTTCCGTAATAATCTCCAACAATTTGCGAATTAACACCATCAACTAATAGTGTTGAATCATCGCCAAATACTGATCCTTTTAAATCAGTTGTTATGTTACCATCTTCTAATGCAACTAATCTTGTATTGACCTCTGTAAAATTGTTGTTTATTTTAGTAAAAGCACTGCGTAATGGATCGCCGTCACCTTTGTTTGCAGAACTGCCTATATTAATAGTTGATATTGCCATTACACTCTCCCTACCACTACTTCAATTACACCTTTATCATCTGAGTCTTTATCCTCAAGTGCTTTACCTATAACAGTACCTACACTTGGATGATTATCTACTATTGCGTATCCTGGGATAGCACTTGTAACAAGTAAGTCGCCTTTCTTAACTTTACCTAACACTTTACAAGGCACTCGACCCTGTAGTGCTATTGCTACTGGATAGTCACCTTCTAGTGCAGAGTTCATTAAGTGTGCTGGGTTAGTTGATACAATCCCTGCTACCCTGCGATCACCTTTTGTTTCTGTAGCAATAACTTCAGCAGGTCCGCCAAATACTAATACAGTGCCAGGTTCATAATCTTTATTAGCCAAATACTTCTCAGCCAAGTCAGCGTATTCTGCACTAGTTGCTTTACCTTCAAAAGTTGTTGCGTATACAGTATTCCAAACATTAGTACTATCGCCTAGTGTTCTTGTATTAATACCGTCTGGTATTATGTTGTCTGTTTTTGCATTGAATGTAACAGTATCTGACGCATCGCTACCTAACTTAGTATTACCATTTAGATTAACTGTGCCACTAAATGTTGCAGTGCTGTCCACCTGTAGTGTGCCATTAGTGCTAATGTTACCAGCGGCTGTGATAGTTGTTCCTGTAGAACCATAGCCTCCGCCTATTGTAACTTGTCCACTGAGTGTAGAAGTACTATCAACAGTAAGTGTTGAATTAGCACTTATAGCACCTGCAGAACTAATAGTAACACCAGTGGACCCATAGCCTCCACCAACATACAATGTATCAGGTCTTGCATTTATAAAATAACCGTCTTGCCATTTTAATGAACTTGTACCTATATCATAAGAATTATTTGTGTCAGGAACTAATGCACTGCTAAATCTTGCACCAATAGTAATACTGTCCGAAGTTGTATCACCTAAAGTAATATTTCCGTCCAGGTTCAGATTGTTTGCATATATTGTTCCGTAACGTAATAGACTTGTACCTATATCATAGATATCAGTTGTATCTGGTTTAATACCATCTTTGCTAAACAATGCAGGAACTTTTGTGTCTGCCGCATCTTTAGTAAACATAGCAATTTCACCAGATTGTGAGAAACCGGTATTTGCACCTAGTGCAATACCAGTGGTGTTAATTGCCTGCTCGTCAATGTCTTCCCAAACTTTACCATATATCCAGTCTACGCCTAGTCTGCTTGATCCTGTGTAAGTTACGTTCTGTGATTGTGAATAACCTTCTGAAGCGATATTGCCTGTAGTTCCGATATCCAAACTTGGCGGCATATTAATAACCAAACTCGAGTCAGTTCCGCTAGCACTTAAAAGAGTGGACTGTCCTGGAGTTTTAACATTTAAAGTTGTACTCGATAGTGATAAAATCTCATATGTATTGGTACCACCTAATCTCAAACTGTTTACACGTATCGAACCGTCTGATTGCGTTCTAACAAGACTGTCAGCTGCACCCGACTGTGTTATATCTATTGTTGATATATTTCCAGTAGAGCCGCTTACATTACCTAAGGCTTTGTTTGTTGCAATTTGCGGCATATCTGCAAAATCAACATCGTTAGCCTTTAAGGTAACCCAGCCGTTAGTTACACTAAAATCGTCCGAATCAAAACTTGCAAGACCTAAATCTGATTGAGAAATACCTGTAGCATTTGCTCTAGTTGTAGCAGCATTCATATTTAATTTGCTTTGTGCAATAGCTGCAGAAGCACTTACATCAACATTTTCAATACTACCTGTTTTATAGGTTAACGCAAGTTCTGCGCCTGTAGTTGAACTGTTTCTAGTTACGGTTATATCGATTTCGTTATCACTACTTTCAATACCATTAGCCATTTCATCAAATGGTCCATCTAATATAGTGCCCGTCGGACCTGCTGTAACTTCTATTACATCTCCTATTGCAGTAGGTGTACCCGGATTAGTATCTGTGTATGCAATGACATTTACGTTTCCGTAGATATCATCGGTTCTTACTAGAACTTCTACTATAGTTCCGGCAGCACCAGTAGCAGTTACAGTAAATGTTTGTCCTGCTGCAAACACTCCAACTCCGCCGATAGTGTCAGCATCTATAACAATTCTTTTCTTACCTGTAGTAACAAATAACTGTCCTGCATCTACGTTGACCATTTTTGCAGTAGATGCATTATCAGTTAATGTATTTCGTAATTCAGGCACACTGTCACTATTACTAACTCTGCTGTCTACATAGAGTTTGTTGGCCGCATCAGAATCGGCAGCTGGACTTGAAACGTTGTTAATTTTATTACTAGCGAGGTTTAGATTGCCGGTCATTGCACGACTACCGTCTAGTGGTACAACAGTTGGTCCAATAGTAGCAACAATAGCATCGCCATTGTGATCAAATCCTAGACGTTTGTTAACATAGCCTCTTATCGCACTTTGAGTTGGCACAGTGTCTGTTGCATTATTTGCCATAGTGTCGTCTGTGCTAAATTCTGCAACAACAACACCTCGTTTAAATCCAATACCGTCTAGGTTACTAAGTGCAATACTTGCTGAGAATGTAACTGTACCAGTACCTTGGTCTACGGTAAAGAACTTACCCACACGGAAGAAACCATCTTGGTCTGTACTAACATAGAACACACGCCCTTTGGTTCTTTCTTCTACTTCTTTACTTTGATCAGGTTCTCTAGGAACGCCTAGTAATACGTTTGGATAGTTTGATGTGTTAAACCCTCCAGTACCTATGTCTAAGAAATCGTGTCCTGTTGCTCTACAAGTCGAAATATTAATTGTAATTGTTGCAGCAGCTTCTGCTGGCAAACCTGCTCTTAGTGTGATACTAGAACTTCCTACACTGGTTATTTGAGCTATACCTGTCGCTGTAGCTGGAATATTAATGTCAGTGCCGGCTACATCAGAAATTTCAATTGTATCAAAATCTTCCCCAGATCTTTCTGTGTAACTGTCAATTTGGTGAACTTTCCCTTCCCAGGCAAAGATCATATCTCCAGCGTTTAGCCTTGTTTTTTCCAGCTCTTCAGTAACCTTTTGAATTGCTATTGCTCTGTCGCCTATTGTACCGCCTAGTGTAGTACCACCGTTAATATATGCCGGCGTAGTATCATTGATATTATTACTATCTACAACAAGCCTAATATAATCATAGTTAATGTCAAACCCTGTTAAGGATTGGTTGTCTCCTAACTCTTCTCCTGTAGAATTTGTTGTTTGAAAAGCTATGCTTCTATAAGTTGTTTCGGGGCTTTCGTCAAATACTACAGCAGTACTTGGTCTAATAACTAAATCTGCAACACTAGCAATCTCATCAAAGACAAAATTACCATTCTGTCTAAATTGTACCAAATCTCGAGGCGGAACAACTGCAAGAAGTCCGTCACTACTGAAATCTTCACTACCTGTAGTAAAGTTTAATTTGTAAACTCTACCATCAAAATATGGTGTGCTTGAATTAATTACAGGAGTACCTGCAACAGTAAAATCATTTATTACACCTGAATCTGTAACACCTGTAATTGTTATGACTAAATCGTTTGCAGGAGATCCTCCGCCTAAAGTTCCTCCAGGTATTGTAATAGTTTCACTAGTAAGATAGTTTGCGCCGCCAGTGTAACTATATACTCTATATCCAGCTCTAGTTCCACCTACAGTAAATATTGCGCCAGTGCCGCTTGCTGAGGTAGTAGTATAAATTGTTCCGTCAATATCAAAATGCCCGTCTACAATAGCAGTGCTACTTGTATCAGTAACATTACTCATTTCATATCTACCGATAACATTACCGGTATGTATTATTTCTACTTCGCCTCTATTTTGTATAGGATGTGAATTATCGTAAATGTATGTCCTAAGAGCTTCAAACGGGTTAGTTAACCCTACTGCAACAGCTTCGGTTGGCACAGTAGTACCTGTGATAGAACCGGTGCCAGTAACAGATATAGTGTTTGTAGTATCAAATGCACCAGTAACATTAGTTAAATAAATTCTAGTGTTAGTATTACCGTCAATTTCAAATGCTACATCACCTGTAGCACCTGATACTGCCTGAGTCAATACATCGCCTTCATCTAACGCAAAAGATGTAACGTTGCCTAGTGTTAAGTAAGTATCTGCACTAAACGTTCTAAGAGGCATCATCATGTTGTCTAACAATTCTACAGCATCAGGAATTTCGTTTGGATCAGCACCTTCTGCAACCAACCCATATTCGCCGTAAGCATTAGATCCATTTAGAGATCTAATTTGTCCGCCATTAGATGCATAATAAGAGGTCCAACAGTAGTATGTGAATTGCGATACCTGTTCGCAAAGTCCTCCATTAACAACTACTAAACCGTAACCTAAATCGTTAATTTGCGTAAAGTCATTACCCAGCATTGATCTATTACCAGCTGTTTGAATAGTAATAGGTATCGGAGAACTTAAATCATCTAGATCAACATTTAGTAATGTAGCAGTACTGCCGGTAAATCCGTTACCGTTGAAGGACGTTCTATCTAATATAAGTTTAGCAGTTCCTGTGACAGGATCCCATTCTCTAACAGCGTTAACCTGGAAACGTTCTCCGTCAATATAGAATGGACATGGAGTTTGTGGTTTTTTGTAAAATAGTCCTTCACCGGCTGCACTGGATATATTAAGCGTGAATGCATCATCTTTGCTATCAACTTGAGCAGGAATGTTTGCACAGAATGCGTCAATTAACTGTCCGCCTCTAAATGCCTGTCTATTAATACTTTGTGAAAAACTTGAACCAACCTGTATGTATGGTGATTTGGTTAGTACTTGACCTTCAGGATCTAGAACACAAAAGAATCCACCATGCCCTTGCACAGTCACGCCAGTAATTCGTGTTGCGTCATTCATTAAGAAACAGTCTAAGTCTAAGCTAGATCTAGCAGGATTATAACCTGCATCGAAAGCAAAAGCAACTAGATCGACTAGACTGTTTAATGCTAGGTTTGCACCTGATTCTGATGTTTTAGTAACATCAATAACTTGAGGCACACTTCCTAGTGCAGCAAAATTTGAATTAGTTAATACATCAGCAGCGATGGTTTTTATGTAAGTAATAGCCGCTTGTGTTTCTGTTTCTTGACCTGCAACTGCACCTGCATAATAGGCAGTTTGTACTTCTAATGAATTTTCTCGTCCTGATGTTTGTAAATCAGATATTAATGCATCAATAATAAACCCTGTATCTCTTCTACACTTGGTTTCATTATAAACTAATGCGGGATAGGTAGCATTTATATATTCAATAACCTCTTCTACTATAAAATCTCTGTTTAACTCAATTAGTCCTGGTGCATCTGTATACAGTTCTCTGTTGAATGCAGTTGTGCCATAAGTTCCATTATCATCAAGGTTTAAAGGTGTTGTAGGATCTTGAAGATAATGATAACCAAAGTAACCATCAACTGTAGAAGTTAAAGGATTGGTATATTCTGTACCACCTGTTGGTAAGTTAACATCAGGGAATCCTGTTACAGAAGATGAATCTCCTGTAAGGCCATCAAACTCTTTATCTCTATAAAAATATAAATTTGCGTATCTACTTTGAGATGATCTTCTTTTTGGTCTAATAATAGTTCTTCTAAATTCGTCACCTACGATAGATACGTTGGCTGGAACCCTTATAGGATAGTCTTCAAGATAGGTACCAGTTTCGACCATAATACTAATATTAGCAAATCTTACAGTGTTACCGTATTCAATTTCTTCACCTGCAATAAATTCTATAGGTTCTACTAACTGTAATTCTAATCTGTCATTACCAGAAGGTGTTACAGTTAATGGATCGTCTTCGTACAAATAGTTTACAATAATAGCTTTTGCACCTGAGGTCTTACCTACTACTAATTTTCCTGGCAACAGATCTGTATTATTAGGATCTCCTTGATCTACATGACCAAATCCACCATTTGTAATTGTTAGTTCATAAACACTTCCATCTACAATATTAGGAGCATCTAATGGCCCATCTGCTATTACATCCTTTACTATTTCAAATTTTGCTGCAACCGAAGCTAGAGAACTTGCGTCAACTACTTTTGTAATATCTATAGTTTGAGTTTCGTCACTCTGCAATGCTGTAATTGAATTGTTACGCAGTACATCATCTGCAAGTGCTTTTGCATAATTTATAGCATCAACAGTTTCAGTGCCTTGTGTAGTAATTGCTTTTTTGGCACTCGGACTGCTATAATATCTTATACCAGACCATCTACTTAGGTAGTTTGCGTTATTACCCGAAAGAACATCAAGGACTACAGAGTCTAAAATGTAACCTATATCTCTGCCACAAATATCTGTATTGTATACAAAATCAGGATAGGTTTGATTTACATATGCAACTACTTCAGCAATGATAAAATCTTTGTTCGCATCAATTAGAAACTTTACATTTTCTCTACCGCTAACTATGGTCTGGATGCCTGCACTTGATATTAAAGAAACATTAGCAGTATCGTCATAGGTAATAGTTTGCATATACGGACCAGCTTCATACGGAGAAGCTAGTTGTAAAATTTCTGCTTCTTCACAGGCTCTGTTAAGACTAGCAAAAGCATACGTTGGAGATCGTCCTTCCTTTCCGGGAGGAGTATTATACTGAACATCGTCGCCTTGTTTACCTACATATAAATTAGTACTGCTAGTATAGGAAGTGTTATCTACATAATATTTTGTTGCAGCCTGTAAATCGTCTGCACCATTTGGAGACCCGTCTCCTGCTAAATCTCCTGGGTGGTCTGCAAGCAATAACGCACCAGTCATTGTGTCGCCTTGTCTTCTAACAACACTCTTACGTGGTAATGCTTCGCTGTCTAACCAAAAGCCTTGTAAATCGTCGTCATATCCGAGATTAAATAAGGTTTGTGTTCCTGTGCCGCCTGTAATAGATATAGCACCTGTATCGTTTAATGCTGCTGAACTAGAAGTATGCAAACTTAAATTGTCCGAATCAATTACTCGCACATAATAAGTGTTATTATTAACTAGGTTAGTAGCAGCATCTCCTGTCGAAGAGTAGCGATAAGGAGCGCCGTTTGATCCGCTATCTAGACCATGACTAGGAATATTAACTTCTGTAACTGTATATCCGTTAATAGTAAACGTATATTCTGTTGCATCGTCTGGCTCGTCTCTAAGATTAGCACTAAGTCCTGGCTTACCTCTTTTTAGATAACTTTCGCCACCGTGACGTTTTGTAATAACTAAATCTTCTATGGTAAAATCTTCGTCGTACTTGTTTGAAAGTGCCTGCGCTGCTGCTTCTGTAACTGCTGCTTTACCGATGCCAAATCCGTTTGCATCTAAAGGACCCCCTAGCTGAGGCGCAGTATCTGATTGCACACTTGAAAACGCAGTGCTTATAATTAATTTTCCTGAAACTGTTTGGTTGAATACAATAGTATCGTCTGATACATCACCCGATATAGCTCCGTCAGAGGCCAATTCTAAATATTCTATACCAAGTTCGTCATTTTTAACAGCAAGTATCTTGCCTGAACTATTGTCGTAAGAGTCCGGAGTATCGCTCAAACTTGTTAAGGTAATTTGTCCGCCTATACCGAATACTGCATACAGTTCACTGAAGTTCTCGTTCGTTTTACGAAACGATTCGCGTATACTGTCGCCAGTTCCGTCGTTACCTTCTACGCCAATGTTTATCGATTGTCTTGCCATGTTAATTTAGCTCCAATATTTTTGCATTATCAATTGCTTTATTTTCATCAAATGTAATACTAATTCCGCAGCCACAGGTTGATTGAGCATTTGGATTATTAATTACAAACTGTTGCTGAAATGTTTCAGTAACATAATCTATCTCACAACCAAAAAGGTACATCAAACTTATAGCAGTGATTACCAATTTGCCTGTGCCTGTATCTAAAATTTCGTCATTTACACCTACATCTTCTTTATTGCACATATCCCATGCATATTCAAAGCCTGCGCATCCACCACCTGTAACACTGAGTCTAACAGCAAATTTTGGTCCGTTTTCGCTGTCTAAACACAGTTGATTAATTTTATTTTTGGCGTTTTGGGTAAGTTGTACAGAAAACATTAGTGCTCCTTTATGTTATTTATCGTATCATTTTATAATCTTAATGTAAATATATGTATGTACATTGCAGAATTTCAACAACAGACCCGACACACAAGGAAGAGCAAAAACGGAAAACTACACGTTTATTACCGTAAAAAGCGATTTGTGAAATTAAGATGTGATAATTGCGAAAGCGACTTTGTAAGAGAGAGGGGAAAAATGGACCCTAAAAGGCTAAACAACAACTACTTCCATGTATGCAGTAATTGCGATAGCAAAAAGTTTGCACAGAAAAAAGGCGTTGAGCGCAAGCATATTTGGGATATGCCTGCAAGCTCAGATTTAGATATTAGTAAACTTTAATCTTCTTTTTTCCAAAGTGTCCAAACACCGTAAGCAATAGCACCGTAGGCTACTAGACTTGCAATTGGTTTGAAAATCAAATATGCAATGCCAGCTAGTATTAAAACTAAGCCATCCCACGAAGTTCTTTCTTCTAGGCGTTCTTTTGCCCAATCTATAATATTAAAATTCATAACTTTCTCCTAGTAATAAAATAATTTATCATATATATTTACTGGTTGTAGTAAAGTATTATGATATTTATTATGAATAGTACGCTGAAATGTTTCGGGATCTGTGCCTTTGAGAGATCGGATAGTCTCTACCAGATCGGAATTAATCTCTTCTACTTTTGAGATAGTGTTTTTTGAAAATTCATGATCAAACACAGTTTGTAGATACTTTAAATGCTCTATAGGCAGGGGATGCGTGTCTGCTTCGTAATCAAACAATTCAAAATTATTTCTATACTTTTTATCTAAAGTTCCTCCCCACAAGATTTTATAAAAAGACGGTAACAGCTCTTTATTAATAATTTTATCAAAATTTCTTACTTTTGTAGGTTTTCTTCCTATTATTGTTTTTGAATTACCACCGTTAGCATATTTGGTTATATATTGATTAGTTTCTTTTAAATTTATCATAGCCGTCATATGATAATTGGTTTTGTTTTTTAGATACTCTCTTACTAGAGTGATATAAGAATAGTCTCTTAAAGCATAATGATCAGGATCTGCCCACTGTTTGACCCATTTTTTATCGTGAGTTGTTTGTGAGTAAATGTTGCCCGGAGTGTGCCAGCCATTTGAATATCTGTCTTCTCTAGCAATATTGGTCCACTCAATTATGACAAGATCGTCTTTTGTAAACTTATATTCTAAATCAGCTAAGGTTATCATTGTAGAAATAAATTGATTACCTGCTCCAGGTTTTGCTAAGTTATAGTAAGTACAGCCTAAATCATATGCTAAAATATCGGCCCACGTAGGCCAAATATAATTTGTGAAACTACAGCCAAATGTAAAAATTCTTTTAGGTGGGTGATCGAAAAGTCGTTTTTTGTTCATAGCAATATTTATAGAATAAATAAAAGCAGCACTTAATTAAGGAGAATATTATGGATCCAATTATTTTGTTTATTGTAGTAGTAGTTGTGCTAGGTGGTGCTCTTTGGTACTTTAACAGAGACTCAGGCAGTTTAGATATAGACCAAGACGGTGACGTTGATGTTCAAGATCTAAAAGTTGCTGTAGAAAAAACTGTTGAAGGTGTCAAAGAAGAAGTCAAGAAAAGACTACCTACTAAATCAAAATTGTCAGCAATGAAGAAAGCCGAGCTCGAAGAGCTAGGTAGAGAATTTGGTGTAGAGCTCGATAAGCGTAAGACCAAAGACAATATGATTGCTGATTTACAAAAAGAAGTTAAAAAGCAATAACTATCTTTTTACAAAGTTAGAGAGAGTTTCAAAGTCTCTCTCTAACCTTGTTAACTTCCTTTCTAAAACATTTATCACTGATTTTTGATTATCAATTTGATTGCGTAAACTTTCTACATACTTTTGTGTAGGAAGTACTCGTTGTACGCCATCCTCTCCTAGCAAGGTAATAGTATCAGCACCTTGGCCTCTAATGCCGCCCGCTACGCGATTAGGATTCTTATCAGATGAAGGAGCGGCAGGCTTGTTACCCCTGCCATACATTTTATTCAAATAGTTCATAACGTATTTATTTTTTCTTTCTGTACTGTTTCAAAAACATTCTACTTAGATCTGCAAGTTCTTCATTAGTAAAATCGCTTTTCCAAGTATTTGCTCGATGTGTTGCGAGTTGTACATTATCTGCTGTATAGTCTTTAGAAGAATCAATGCGATCGATTACACAGCTCATCGGATTACACCACTTGTTTTGCCAGGTATAGCCACCGCGGGTGAATTCTAATGGTTCGCCAGTAATAGCACACTTCCATTTTTGTTTTTCACCAATGGCGTAAACTTCAAACTTGGTCAGTGTGTTTGTTTTGCTTTTTTCACCTCTACTTTTGGCTCGACTAATATTACCTTGCAGAAACTGCAATTTGTCGTAATCGATTTTTTTGAAACCTTGTGATTCAAGTAAGGCAATAGATTGCTTCTTAGACATCATAATGTAGTCCTCTTATGAGTTTTCTTTAATGAATCTTTCTATGAACTTTCTTACTTCTCTGCTAGCAGAAGTATCATCTGCTTCGCAAAGCTCTATGAACTTCTTCTTGTCTTCTCGATTAATCTTAACAAGAAGCTGATCATTCTTTTCTTTCTTTGCCATTTTTGTATCCTATTAAATGGTTAGTTAATATATACTATGTAGTATATAAATATATTATACGTATATACTATTTATATGTCAACCTATATTGGAGAACATTATGAAAAAATTACTTATCTGCGCACTATTAACATTCGGAACAGTTGCGGCTTATGCTGATACTAGTGTGCGTACAACACAAATAAATATGTTTTCTATAACAACATCTAACAAATTAATATTACAGGATAAATTTGGTACAGCCTATGTTGCTCCTTTGAGCAAATGCTCTATTTCTAATGTAGTAGAAATGGAGAAACCAAATATATTCTTTGTACGAAATGTTGTAAAACCACAATCAACTGTGGTAGTTTACGACAAGAAAAACAGAAAGAACAGTGTTCGTTGCAACATTAGTAAATTGGAGGAATATGACAAACTTACTTTACATATGGCAAAACTTTGATTCTATTATGAAATCAGGTAGAATCGAAAACGTAATTGACTACGCACTTAGTTCTTCGTAGAGCTTAATACTTGCCAAATTTTTCATCTTAGATTCGCACATAATATCTGCTGTATCTAGGAACGAAAGAGCCCATTGGTTAACTGCTTTGTTAGGATAGTAATCTGAATGGGCTCGCAATTTCTGTTTCTTACAACCATGTATATCAATTAAGGCATTAATATCATGAAAGCCTTCATGTATATCCTCTGTTTGCGGTAACCATTCATCTCTACTGTAACTGTAATGAATTACAGGACGCACACCACGCCACGAATCTATCATGCGTAGATATCTATCGTCGGTGGGTTGAATATACTCTCCTGTAGCGACCCAGTGGTGGTGTATATCAAGCACGAGGGCAACGTGTTCTCGCAACTCCAAACTTGCATCGACACCCCACGACATTTCGTCATTCTCGATTGTAATACAGTTCCGTGCTTCGGGCGATAATCTTGGTAAGACGTTGATGATGCCTTGTGGACCTTGTCTGCCTGAAATGTGTACGTTGATCTTGAAGTCTTGGAATTGTTTGCCGAATCCCATGAGTTTTGCCATAGTCGCATGATATTCAAATTCCTCTATGCTTCTATCTACAATCTCTGGGTTATCGCTAGCAAGAACAGTAAACTGACCAGGGTGGAAACTAAGACGTACATCCAACCTACGAGCCGTATCTCCGACTTTGAGTAACTCTCTTTCACAGTATTCTCTAAAGTCTCTAAGTTGCCATACATACCCCCATGTAGGCTCAGTATAGCAAGGTAGGATATCGCTACCGAGTCTAACCATTCGCAAATTTTGTGGTAAACTGCCAACATATTCTATAAGACGTCCAATTGACTGTATGTTGTGAACCATTATGTCCCACATACGCTGTTCTGCTACTTCTTTGGTTTGTCGATTTAACCAAGCAACAGTAGTAGCCTTTGTATTTAGCGGTCGTTGAATTTCTTCCAGCAGTTTTTTCTTCTGCGATTGATCGTGATGTAGATATTTGCAGGCAAAGCCTATACGTTTAGTCATGTATATAATATACTATAGATTGTAAAAAATGTCAATACCAGTTGTCCTTGCACCATTGATCTATGCAATCTTTTGGATTAGGTTCGCCGTGAAATACTGCTATGCTAGTTTCAGGTAGTACTGTTGGAGTTCCTGCTGTTGAAAAATTCCTTTTGCCGTCTGGACCTCTAACCATAGGGGGCCGCCTGCGCATTTCCCATTTATAACTTTGTATCCATTCAACTGGCCAATAAGAGTAGTCTCGTCTTACCTGTTCAAATATCCAATCTTGATCTCCGTGTAATCTCTTCATATGGCGTGGGGTATCTTTTAAGAAGTTTTCATAAACTTGCGGATGATCTCCTATATCAAGTCTAAATACTGAACTGTTATATTTTTGCCAATCGTGACGTAAACTTCTATTAAAATCTTTTATTATACAAAACGTGCCCGGCTTGTAAGTAAACAGATTGTCTATATTGTTAAAGATAATTACATCTAAATCAATATAAAGTATTGTACCTTTTAACTGTAAATTAGGATTAAAGAATAATGGTTTATACCACCAGCCTGTAGCACTTTCTATTGCAGGTAAAGGCTCTACCCTTATGTCAGGATTTAAACCCAAAGGATCTTCTGTAAAACATACAAACTCGTATTCTAAAGAAAGATTTCTTTGAACCATATTGTACAATACATTTACATATTCTGCATCATACTTTTTTCCATGTTTTAAACAAACTACATATCTAGGAAAATTATTTTGGGTTTCTATATATGCGGGCTCTTCTTCTTTTAATTTATCCAGCCGGCGTTGCGCCCGTACCTGCTTCCATTCTTCCTTAGTATATTGACTCTTGTCAACTTTAGGCAAAATTTATTTCTCGTAAAATGCTGAATTTGCACCGTGCTCTGCACACTCTGCTCGCACACAGTAACAACGATTGTTTGTTTTCTCTCTAATGAGATTGTCTGCAAAGTTAAATGCGTGTTCTGCAAACTTCTCTGCACCTACACCATCAAATACACGAATGTGTGCGAGATCAAGTTCTTCTAGTTCACGTAGTTTATCTAAATACGGATCGTTTTTATCAACTACTACTTTATGATCAAAACTATCTTCCAACCAAGCCTTCAAAGGTTTTAGTCCACCAAAGTCAACTGCCCAATTTTTGTTGTCTAGTTCGTCACATCCAAAAGTAAATGTAAATGCTAAACTGTAACCGTGTAGTAAATGACAGTGTGAATGATCTGCGTTTGGTTGACGAAACACTGCTGATAGTCCAATGTTGTGTCCGTAATGTTTTGTACTGTAATATGCCATAATATGTTGCTCCTAACTGTTTAGTTATTATAATTGAAGTTGTTTATATTGTCAAGAATAAAGTTTTTCTTTTTCCATTTTTTTGGGACTTGCCAGTTTTCTACATTATAAAATTTGAAGTTTATGTCAGGGTATAATTCTATAAGTTTGCCTATTTGTTCAACCCAATATCTTGGATCGACAGCAGTTTTTATAGCTAAGTCGTAATTGTCCGTATCTTTATATACGTTATTAACTTTGCCTTCATCGTTACCGTACAAGTCAAATCCTATTAAAGAAATTGTTCTGTCGTAATTATCTATTTGTGTAAGGGTTTTTATTGCTACCAAAAGAGCATATGGACCACTGCCCCAATGAATAGGCTCGTCGTATCTTTCACTTCCTGCATAAGGTAAGTCTGGCAAGATGCGCATATTTTTTACATCTGCAAATTCACTAAACCAACATTCTCTAGTATAAATTAAACTGGTTTGGTT